GTGAAAGCCTCTATATGGACACGTGGCGAGGGTCGCGTCGAGACCGGCAAAGAGGCGGGGCCGAACGATGACGTTTACCTGCTGCCACTGAATGTGCTCGAGGTTCCTGTCAGCGGTAATAGCACAACCCCGGACAAGGATCTTTGGGATCTCTATCAAACCTGGTTTAAGCACGACCACACGTTGCTCGAAAGTCGCATCGTCGAGAGCGCACCGCAGGCGACGCCAGCACAAGCCGTACAGGGATTCGGAAAGATTATCGATCGCTTACGCTTGACCTTGCCGGCGGTTATGGAGTCTGAACTCGAGGCGTTTTTCGCAGCGCTCGGCGCGTCTGCTGAAGCGCAAGCATTAGAGGTGCTGGTACAAAAAGACAGCCTTGATGCTGCCCGCATTGCCGAAGGCATGGAACTGCTCGGCGAGGAGCGCGCATTGCGCCAACTTTTCGAGCGCCATTATCTTCGCGTTGGTGGCGAAATAGGTGCGGCACTCGGTAAGTTCTTGTCAGTCGAGGTCGGGCTACCGGATGCGGCGGCGCGCTCAATACTGGCGACCGGCGGAACTAGGGCAGGTTTACTTGACCTGACGGCGAAGACCAGACAGAAAATATTTGAGCGTCTAGTCGAGGGTCGCATCAGCGGGCTCGCTGGCGACAATCTGGCGCGGTTTATTCGTGACGGCGTCGAGGCAGGGCCATGGTCATCACCGGCAATCAGGGCAAAGGTCATCGCCCGCACCGAAACGGCATTTGCGACAAACATCGCGACCGTCGAAGCGGCGCGCGCGATTCCGGGATTGGAGCGCATGATGATTCTCGATGCACGCGCCGGGCCTACTGATGAACTCTGCGAGCAGATGAACGGCCGTGTTGTTACAATCGACGAAGCCAGGCAGTTGATGGCCGACGAACATCCGAACGGAACTCGACAGGCCGTTCCAATCACGCCGCAACTGGCGCAGGAAATGGGTCTGTAGAACGGAGAGTAGTATGGATATTGTACGCAAGACGTTTCGTGGCGAGATAAAGCAACTTGGCGACGATGGCTCGTTCGAAGCGGTTATTGCCACGCTCAATGTTGTCGACAGTGATGGCGACATCATTCTGCCGGGCGCATTTCAAAATGCTACGGTCTCCGTATTGCCGGCCCACGATTCTCGCAGCGTTATGCTTGGAAAAGCGACAATGGAAGATCGGGACGACAAAGCGATTGCCGTCGGCAAATACAATCTCGATATTCCAACCGCTAAAGACTGGCACAGTGCGCTTAAATTTGATCTGAAAACGCCACCGGCTATACAAGAATGGTCATTCGCGTTTCGCATCATAGAGTCGTCAATGGAAACAAGAGACGGTGAGGACATTCGTATCCTGGAAAAACTGGATGTCATGGAAGTATCGCCGGTACTCCGTGGTGCAGGCGTCGGAACCGAAACCCTCACAGCAAAACAGCGCTTTGCCGACCAACTTGAATTGACCCTGAAGTCAATCGAGGATACGCTCGAGCGCGCCAAATCCATTGCCGATCTGCGCGCCAAGAACGACAAGCCGACGACATTATCCGTCGACCACGCGGCGCGCATCAAAGCGTTGCGCGAGAAGTTCGAGGAAATAGTCGCCCTGGTTACGCCGCCAGAGGAAAAAGAAGGCCCAGAAGTTGCGGCACTCGCAGAGACTCTATTGAGTGACAGCCAGCGCCTCGGTGTTGACATCGGTGACTGACGGATCATAATAGTCGCATCGCTGGACCGTGGTTCCGGCCTGTTAATCCCCTAGCAGGAGTGCACTCGTGCTTTTATCCGAACTGCGCAAAAAGCGTGACGAAAAACGAACCTTTCTCGCCGGCATCTTCAAAGAGGCCGTGGCCGCAAACGATGACGGCGTCAAGGAATACGATTTTCGAAAAGTGACGTGCCTGAAAGACGGCATCGAAAACCTTGAGGGCACCGCCAAATCAGTCAAGGTCGCGGAGCGCGTTCGCGAACTGAACACCGAGCTCGACGAAGCTTGCAAAGAGATCGAAACGCTGGAAGGCGCCGAGAAAGATGCCAAGGCTTTCGAGGAGCGTCAGAACACGCTGAATCGTCCGCCACTGCCGGGAAGCCCTGATCGCAAAGATCAAAAAACGGTCGGACAGCTCGTCACCGAACACGAGATGTTCAAGAAATGGATGGCTGGCTCCAGGGACGGCAAAATTGAACTGGCTGACGTCAGTATCGAAAGCTTGAAAACGCTGTTTCAGACCACCGCTGGCTGGCTGCCAGAGTCGACACGCATCGGAATGGTCGTCGACGCGGTTACGCGCCCGCTGCAAATTCTTGACATCATGCCGATCGGGCAAACCGGCATGGCTAACGTTGTGTATATGGAGGAAACGACACGCACCCACGCCGCCGCCGAACGCACCGAAGGCGCGCTTGCAGCCGAGTCTACTTTCGTGCTGACAGAGAGAACGTCGCCGGTTCGCGAAATTGCCGACAGCATCCCGGTCACAGATATCCAACTCGAAGACGTGCCGATGGTGTCGTCTTATCTTGATGGCAGGCTGCGTTTTGGTATCCGTCAGCGCCTCGATGGACAGATCGTCAGTGGCGATGGCATTGCGCCGAACATCGACGGCATCATAAATACTGCCGGCATCCAGACGCAGGCGAAAGGTACAGACCCGATTCCGGATGCAGTTTACAAGGCAGGAACAAAAATCCGAGTCACCGGACGTGCCGTTCCGACGCACTACGTCACGCACCCGAATGACTGGCAACAAATTCGTTTGCTGCGAACCGCAGACGGTATTTATATCTGGGGTAACCCATCTGAGGCTGGCCCGGAGCGCATCTGGGGATGGCCTGTCGTGCAGAACGAGTCGCTGACGGAAGGCACTGGCTTGCTCGGTTCGTTCGAGCCAGCCTGGATCAGTCTGTTTGAACGTCGTGGTGTCGTCATCGAGCGTGGCTTTGTGGGAGTGCAGTTCACTGAGGGCAAGCAAACGATTCGTGGATCGATGCGCGCAGCTCTCACTGTGTTCCGTCCACCTGCGTTCTCTACCGTTACTGCAATCTAAGTCGTGGGAACCCTCGAAGGCTTCCCGACTCCGTTCGGCTCGGCGATTGTGCCGGGCGGGCCGGTCGGAGCGTTCATTCCTGTTCCCGGGATCAACGTCGCCGATACGTTGATCGAAGTCAAACACGTCTCCGGCGATCTTGTGACGAACGTAAGCTTGCTTGCGGATTTCACAATCACTGACGCCGACGAGATCACCAATGGTGGCATTGTAGTCACGACTGGCAATTTCCTGATCGTGGTCTGGAAAGAGGCTGAGTAGTGGCGTCGAGTTTGCGAGTCACCGTCGCCTCGAATATCGTTGAGGTTTTGGAAACATAATGGCTATCGTCGTCATAACACCGACAAAGATCACCGAAAAGGGTGTCGCCGAATCGTTCCAGGCGATGGTCACCACCGACACGTACAAGGTTCGGAACGGCGGCCGAATGCTGATGCACTTCAAAAAGACTGGCGCAGGCGCTGCCAACATAACGCTGATGACGCCGAAAACGGTTGCTGGCTTTGCGGTTGCAGATCAGGTAATCGTGGTTGCTGCGACTACTGGCGATCTAATGTCGGCACCGATCAATGAAGATTTGTTCAATGATGCCAGCGGTGACGTCAGTTTCACGACCGATAACGACGTCGGGCTGACCGTCGCCGCGATTAGGCTCTGAGGAAATATGATGGCTAAGAAAAGAACAAAGAAGGTTGTCAGCAAGGCAGCGAAGCCCGCGGCCAACAAAGAACAAAAGCCTGATGAAAATAAGGGCGGGTTGACGATTGAGCCGGGCAAGAAGGACGGCGGCCATAAGAGCGCGAAGATCAAGCCCGGCAAACGTCTGTATCTGAACGCGGCGAAAGATACCTTGTATCCGGAAGGCCACGAAAAGGCTGCCACCTTGTATTGCACCGAACACAAGTACGTTCCGCGCAAGGAATTCGAGTCTCTGAAAAAGAGGGGCCGATGACAACCGCATCCAATCTGGCGGGTAAGCGATTCGGACGCCTCGTCGTTCGGCATCGCGTTGTGAGCAGTAAACACGGTCATGCTCGCTGGTTATGTCAATGCGATTGCGGTGAGACAGCCGAGACTTATGCCGGAGACCTGCGTAGGGATCACGTTAAGTCGTGCGGCTGCCTCGTTTTAGAAACCATTACACACCACGGACAAGCGACGCGCGCCAGTCGCAGCCAAACGCACTACTCTTGGAAAGGAATGAAGGAACGGTGTAGTAATCCGAACGCCAGCGCTTATCGCTACTATGGCGGACATGGGATTAAAGTCTGCAAGCGCTGGATGGATAGCTTCGAGAATTTCCTTGCTGACATGGGCGAGCGCCCAGAAGGTATGACGCTCGATCGCCACCCCGACAATAACGGAGACTACAAGCTGGGAAATTGCCGTTGGGCGACTCCTAAGCAGCAAGCAAATAACCGTCGATCGCCACAGCCGAGCCGAGCTCTTGCCCACGCTTGCTGAAGTCCGCACGCGCGTCGAAACCGATCTCGACGACGCGACTCTGCAAACTCTAATCGATGGTGAAGTCGAGGCATTGCAGCGCGAAGCTGGCGGAGTTACGGAGACCGAAACACAGTACGCTTCCGGATTGAAAAAGATCGTCCTCAAGCGCTTGCCGAACTCCATAACCTCAATTAACGAACGGCGCACGCTCACCGCTGACCCCATCACACTCGCAACAAACGACTGGCGACAGACCGGACAATACGGTCTCTTTCGTGAGGCCAACGGCACCAATCCGGCATCACGATGGGGGGCTGAAGTCGTTATCGCCTACGTTCCGGAACTCGACACCAATCTTCGCGATCGCATCGTGTTCGATCTTGTACAAATGGCTGTTGAGTTCAGGGCCTTCGATGAGGAAACGGCTGGCGACTGGAAGGGGTTGCAGAAAGACTACAAGCAACGACGTAAGGCCGTTCTCGAGCAGGTGACAGAGGGCCGCGGACTGATCTTGTGAGCCGCGGATTGATCCTGTGAGCGTGTTTATCACAGATTTGCCGCAGCGCTTCCAGCGACATATCCGCGTCACTTCGGGCGGCTGCTGGTTATGGATGGCCTATTGCGATAAAGATGGCTACGCACAGTCGCGCGTCGGAAGCAGGACGGACGGTACGTATCGGAACGTAAGGACCGCTCGCTATCTCTACCAGCAATTTGTCAGGGCGATCCCGGATGGATTGCAAGTCGATCATCTCTGCAGACAGCGTGCGTGCGTAAACACAAACCATTTGGAGCCCGTCACACCCCGCGAGAATACCTTGAGGGGCAAAGGTGTTACGGCGGTGAACCATAGGAAACAACGGTGCAAGCGCGGCCACGATTTCACTGAAGACAACACATATTGGTGGAATAATATGCGCCATTGCAGGCGATGCAAGTCTGAGCGCAGTCGACGTTATCGGGAGGCGAAGGAATGTCACGCGGAGCCATGACCCACAGGGCGGTCGTGTCACGTGATACGTCTGCTGGCACGGATGACTGGAACCGACCTGTACCGCCGGCGTTCACCGTTCAACCCGACGATATACCTTGCCGGGCATGGAGCAAGACACGCAAGGAAGTCAGGGACGATGGCAAAGAAGTTCTGATCGAGGACATCCGCGCGTTGTTTCCTAAAAACGCCGACATTCAAACCGGCGATCGCGTCACGGTAAACGACCGTCTCGGCACCCTGATCTTCGATTCCCTCGCCGTGCAGACCGTGAGCCGCAGGGGTGCTAACGTCAGGCATCGTGAAGTCGTGTTCAAAAGACATAAATAATGGCGGGACACGCCGGGAAGTGTAGGGTCGTGAGGGTTACTACCGAGAGAATGCTGTTCTGCGTGGCTGCGGGGTTAAAGGGTGTAAGGCAGCACCAACACCAGAATAACACTCGGCACACTGTCAATGGCGCCCCCCTAGGATATCGTCGGTCTGCGCCTACTGCTGAGGGCCGGTCGCGTGTCCCGCCGCCTTTGAGTGTGAAATGACGGTGAACTGGAAAGGTGGCACAGTGATCGCGAAGCTGCGGCGGGCACAGATCACAGCGGTGAATACGACGATGGCGGCCGCTGTTTTGCACGCCAAAAACAATCATGGCCCTGGTGCGCATTCCGCAGGTCGTTTCGAGAATCAATCGACATCACTTGAACGGTCTATTCGCATCGTGAAGGCAGCCAAGCGCATCGTAGGCGGCGTCAAGGGCACCTGGGGGTCTCTTGACACAGTTTACGCCAGACGAATTGAGCTTGGCTTTCAGGGCAAAGACAGCAAAGGGCGCATCTACGACCAGCCCGCCTTTCCGTTCCTGATCCCTGCCGCACAGGCAGAGTACCCGAAACTTTCTAAACGTATACGAGCCGCGCTATGAAAGACGTCATGAAAGCGCTACGAAATTGGATTGCGGCGCAGACCGAGGTCTCGACTCTGGTTGGTACAAGGGTGTTTGTCAATCGTATTCCACGTGGAACAATTGAGGCAGAGGACACCTTTCATCCGAAGAAAATGCTGGTGTTGCGCCAGGCCGGTGGGGCGCTGAAAGCCGACTTGCTGTGTACCGACGATTCGATAATTACCGTGCTGTGCTACGGCGAAAGCGACCTTGAAGCGGACAGTGTGCGGCGCGCGGTGTGGGAAAAGTTCGTGAATCTGTCGCGGGTACGACAGGACACCGTCTTGCTGTATCATATTAATCCAACAGGGGGCGCGGTGCCGCTCGTCGACCCGGATATTGTTTGGCTAGCGGTAGCGCAGAATTTCAGTTTGAAGGCAAGTGTATTATGACGGCTGTGCTTGATTTGATAGGACAACGATGATGAATGATATTTATACAGGGCTCATCCTTGGAACCTGTATTGCGGGACTTGTTTTAGTGTGGTCGATTTTGATACCCCTGATATTAGAATATAGGGCCGAAAAACGAAGTCAGGTGAACAGGAGATAGAAAATGTCAGACCTCAGCATTGTCACTGGTCCGCTGTCGCTGTACTTCGCGCCTGTTGGGATCGCGTTCCCGCTAGTCGATGACGACCCGCCAACAGGCTTTACATTGATTGGCACCTCCGGAGCAAAAAATTACATGGAGGACGGTGTCAGTGTCTCCATGAACCAGAGCATCGAGGTGTTCCGAGGGCTTGGCAGCACGGCCGCACTCAAGGCGTTTCGCATTGAGGAGGATGTCGTCGTCACGGTGCAGATGGCGGACCTGACACTAGCGGAAGTCAGGCGCGCATTGAATGAAAATGCGGTCACGAACACGGCCGCAGCCTCCGGCATCCCGGGCAAAGACGAGATCAATCTAAACCGCGGTCTCGATGTCAACACTATTGCCCTGCTTGTCAGGGGCATTGGCAAGTCGCCGCAATTCGATACCGGCAATCTGCAGTTCGAACTCGACAAAGTGTATGAGGGCGGATCGCAAGAGCTGACATTTGTCAAGGGCGAGCCCGCCGGCGTGCTTTTAGAGTTCCATGCACTCGAAAACGATGCCGGACTCGTCGGACGCCTGCTTGCTCAAACTGCTGTCGCGCTTTAATTTTTACACATGGTCGCTACAGCCGAATCTTTGACTCGGCTGGCTGAGAAAAAACAACGCGAGGTATCGCAGCACAAGCACGAGATTAAAAAACACCGCCGCAAGTTGCAGATAGCGGCGAGAGAACTTGAGGACTTCAGGCAACGGCTTGCAGCGCTCGGGATCACATTCATCGGCGCAGGGGACACTCATGGCCGCAACAAAAATTCCTAGCAATTTTATAGACCATACCGGACAAACGTTCGGAAGGCTCACGGTACTGCACCGCGCAGAAAACGATAAGCAGCGCGGAGCGCAGTGGTTTTGTCTGTGTCAATGCGGTGGCACAACAACGACTCGTGGTACCTTCCTACGCAGAGGCCATACAAAATCATGCGGTTGCCTAAGACATGACTGCGGGGCTGCAATCGGGACGATTCACGGGCCGACAACCGGGCCGATAAACGGTCGAGCTAACGCTACTCACAGCCACACAATAAACGGTTGGACCAAAACCTATAGATGCTGGCAGTCTATGAAAGTGCGCTGCACCTACCCAAACGCACAAAACTATAAATATTATGGCGGTAGAGGGATAACCGTCTGTGACCGATGGATGCATAGCTTTGAGAATTTCTTATCTGATATGGGAGAAGCGCCAGACGGTCTTTCGATTGACCGTTATCCAGACAACGATGGCAATTACGATCCTGGTAATTGTCGGTGGGCAACAAGAAGCCAGCAAGCCATCAACCGCAGACCGTATGGAAAGCAGGCGGTGGCGTTATGAGCAAAAATATACTGGACATCTTGACGAAAGTAGATCGGCCGACGTTCACCATCGATGACAATGCTTACGAACTACGCCACCCAAACGAACTGTCGATGACAGAGTTCCACACGCTGATGAAAAAGGGTGTCGCATTAGTCTCATTCTCCGAACAAATGGCGTCTGATCCTGATGGCGCGTTCAATTCGATCATCAAATGCATGAACGACCTAATGGACATGATCGCGCCAGACCTGCCGAGTACGGTGAGAGAAAAGCTTAACCCGTTTCATGTGCAACAAATACTCGAAGCTTTTATCGGGCTCTCCCGGATCGAGCCGAAACCGGACGCACAGCTACAACAGGACAAGCCATTGCACGACTCGTCAGATTCTACGGAGGCCGCCCAGAAGACTGGCTGAATATGCCGATGGTTCTCGTCCAAGCGCTGTCCGAACAAATGGGGCCAGTGCGTGCGGAGGAAAGGCTCGACTACATTTCCGATATGGCCGTTGCTTCTGGTGGCGTTAAAAAGAACGTCGCACAACGACATCAGCGCGCTTTAATCAGGCACACGAAACCGGAAAAACGGCACGCAACCGTCGAGGAGTTAGCTGCTATGGGGATAAAGTTCAGTGGCTGAAAATCTTGGCGACGCGGTACTGGCTCTGCGCACAGACGAGACCGCGTTCACGAGAGGTATCGGCAAGGCGGAGTCGCAAGCCAGGCGGCTTGGCCGCGTGTTCGACGACATCGGGCGCAAGGCACAGCGCATAGGCCGACAGCTCGCGACCTTCGTTACGTTGCCGATCCTTGCCATCGGCGTGGCGTCGGTAAAAACGGCATCCGAAGTTCAGGAAATGCAGAACCTGTTCGAGGTGACGTTCGAGGACTCAAGTAAGGATGTCGAGGAATGGGCGAGACGACTCGCCCTCGCCATGAAACGCTCACGCTTCGACCTGATGCAAACAGCGGCCGGGTTTGCAGCATTCCTGAAACCGTTGGGTGTGGCTCCTGATGCTATCGCGCCCATGTCGAAGGCGCTGACGGCGCTAACCAGTGACCTCGCGTCATTCTTTGAAAAGACGGAAGAAGAAGTATTCACGCGGCTGTTCTCAGGGCTCGCCGGAGAAACTGAGGCCGTGCGTCGGCTCGGTATCGATATCGGCGAAGGGGCGATCAAAGCTGAGTTGCTTGCGCAAGGATTCAAGGGCGTGACTAGCGAAGCCACGCAGGGCGAAAAAGCCATGGCGCGGTTCGCTCTGATCATGCGCCAGACCACCGACGCTCAGGGAGACGTTATTAGGACATCGGGCAGCTTCGCGAATGAGGTGAAAGCACTCGGCGGCACCATCAAAGACGTGCGCGTTGAAATCGGCCAGCGCCTGTTGCCTGTTGCGACCCGCTTAGTGCAAAAAGTACGGGATCTCGGTAAGGACTTTTTGAGCCTGTCGGACAACGTGAAATTGGGAACGATTGCGGTCGTTGCGTTTGTGGCGATTGTCGGACCAGCCATTTTGGCGCTCGGTCTGCTGACCAGGGCTGTGGGTTTTGCGATTGCCGGGCTCGCGTTCCTTGGTCCGGTGTTGCGTGGGCTCGCCGTCGTCGTTCGCGGTGTTCTGATTGCAATCCAGGTAGCCGTGATTGCCTTTCTTGCATTTTTCTCGACCATTCCCGGCATCATCATCACGTCTATTGCCGCCATACTCGGTGGATTATTCATCTTCAAAGGAACGATCATAGGCTTTTTCAAGGGTCTTATAATCTCGATCAAAGATGCGTTCATTGCCGGCTTCAATAATAAAGTCGTTATCCCATTTCAGGAGGCCATCAACAAGCTAATCGAGTTCCTGCCCGATAGCGTGATCGAAACGCTCGGACTGACTGCCATCAAAATAAGCGATGTTATAGAGCCGACGTTTGCGGCAGACATGCAGCGCGTGATGGCGGAAGCGGCAGAGAAAAGCAAACTCGAGATGGAATCGTTCAAGGACACGGCCATTAAGGTGGTGGGCGTCGTCAAAGCGAAGTTCGGCGAGATTGGTGGCGCCATAAAAGATTTTCTCCCAGACCTGGAGCTGGCGGATTTCTCGCTGGCAAATATCGGGTCGCAGTTTGATGCACTGCTGGCGAAATTCGCGGCCCTGAACGCGGCGCAAAGCGGTGTCGCTGACGCGGCCGGTGCTGCGGCCTCAAGTGCTGCGGATGCGTGGAAAGAGTTTGCCGATGAAATCGGCACCACCATTGAGGACAATCTGACCCGGGCACTGACTAACTTCAACGAATTCGGCAACGCTGCGAAGGCGATATTGCAGGAAGTTTTACAGGCGCTGATACGCATTGCGATCGTCAAGCCGATATTAGGTGCCTTGGGATTGCCGGGCTTCGTGCATGGCGGACGCCATCCGAATGCGCCCTTCATTGCCGGTGAGAGAGGCCCGGAAGTTGTAATCCCTGATCGTGCCGGAACGGTAATTCCTAACAACGAGATCGGGGCCCTCGGTGGCATCAGGCAGGAGTTTAACTTTCCGTTTGTGTTCCCATCCCAGCTCGAGGCGTTCATACGAAATACGGCCGGCCCCGCCGGCAGAGACGCTGCGGTCGCGGTGCTGCGCGCCAGGCAAGGTAGATTCTGATGGCGAAGTTTGTCTTGAAAAACCCTGGGTTTGAGCTTGGTGATAGGGATTGGACTAAAGTCGCCGGGTCAACAATCAGCAACGATGCTGTTAATGCCCGCAGCGGCGTATGGGTCGGACAGGCTGTGACCTCACAAACCGGATTCACTGCAACACCGTATTTTCCTATTAGACCAGGATTGAAAATATCCGCTTCTGCTTGGTGGAAACATACGTCTGATCGAGACGCCGCTAGCTTTACATTAGTTCAATGGTTCGATAAGGACAAGGTTGTTATTTCTCAATCCGTCGGCAGCAGTGTGGCTGCAGGAACAACGTCATACACACTAAGCACGCTCGCAGATGCCATTGCTGTCGATCGTGCGAAAAGCTTTCTGCTACGCCTCTTTGCCGGAACGGCAACGATAGGCACAGCGTGGGTAGACGATGCCCTGTTATCCGGTGCTTTGATCGAATCACTCCCTTTGACTGCGGTTATATCAGGACATCGCATCGTGCCGGCCGATACCATCGGTGTATTCGATTCCCTGATTGGCACCGATAAGTTCACGGAATTCAATGCCGGCATGTCGGATAAGTGGAGTGGTGTTTATACGTTCATTCCGTCGCTCGGCGCTAACCTCGGCGAGCTCGTGTCATTTATTCGCAGGCTCGGTCGTACCGAGAGATTCTTTGCCTTCGACCCTGATCGAGTCGTTCCGCTAAACGGCATCGTCAACGGCATGAGAGTCGACGGTCCTGTTACAAACGGCACCAACAAAATACCTGTCAAGGCTGGCCCCGTCAGCACGACAGCGCTCGTAGCTGGCGACTATATGGAAGTGAAAGACCAGTATTTCCAATTACAGCGCGACCTCGAGATAGGGCCAGAGGGAACGGGAGAGGCGATCGTGTGGCCGTCCGTTAGATCCACCCTCGCTAACGGTGAGGATGTCATCACCGACAACCCGAAAATGGTGGCGCGCATCACATCGGATCTGGACTGGCGGCGCATCGAAGCCAGGCCCGTTGATCTGACGATATCCTGGGCCGAGGTGTGAGGAACCTTTTACAAGCTGTCCTCGACGAGCTGGAGAAAGATGAGGTCGGTATCGCGATCCTCGGCGAGTTCGAGTTTCTGTCCGGCACGAAAAACCTGTGGATCGGGCCGGAGGGCCACACGCTTTTGCATGACGCTAAGACCTGGGTCGCTCTAGGTGAAATCGGTCAGATCGACAAGATTGCGGAAGGCCAGGGGCTGGCTGATTCTCGCATAACGGTTTCTCTGCGTATCGATAGCGAGAATGTCAACGTCGTTGACGTGGAGGACAGCCGCGGCAGGAACGCGACAATAACTCTGCTGTTGCTGTCGAACGAAGGCGTAGTCATCGGCCCGATTGACTTCCGTTCCACGATGGGCGCGGTCAGTATCTCAGCGTCAGTGGCGGTAGACAATGACGGCAGAAAGTTCGTCGACGAACGTTTGATTCTCGAATTACTTAGCGAGACGTCGTCACTCGAGCAGTCCTTCTTTGTGCGCGTTACTTACGAAGCAGGTTTAAGAGTCCAGTCGACTGATCACGGTCTCGAATTTGTCTCCGATCTTGAAATGCCCAATATTGGGCTAAATACTGTAAGGCCAGGGGATCCGGGAGCGCCCCCAGTCCCTCCTGGCACGCAAATACCATGATCAATGAGCGTGAATTTTACACCGTGTTAGATCGGTGGCGCGGTCGCGCATACGATTGGCATGGTGCCAATTGCTGCCAGTTTGCGGCCGACATCGCGCGTTGCAGTGGTGTCGATATCGACGTGCCTGATTTTGACAATGTCGGGGACGCGGCTGAGTGGCTTCGATCTCAAGGCGTCAAGAGCTTATACGGGTACTTGGTGAAGCTGTTTGGCAAGCCGGTCGTACCGTTACAGGCGCATCGTGGGTTCATAGCCTATCGCAAGGGTATGGGCCTCGAGGGTTCTGCAATAGGCGCGATCGAGAGAAAGGCGTTTTTTGTCGGCGATAACGGACTGATCGAGTTGTCCTTGAGTGTGTGTGCCTGCGCATTCGATCCCGGAAAATATCGTGGGTAAAACAGTTGAAAAGATACTGGTTGGCATCGCGCTCATCGTCAGTGCCGGTCTGTTGCTTCCCGTCGTAATTGGCGCGTTCGGGGTTGGCGTACTCGCATACACACTTGTGGCGGTCCAGTTGTTAGGCGTCAGCACCATTATCAACGCATTCTCGCCAGACATAGACACGGGAAGCGGCGGTCGTTTGCTGGCACAAAACCTGTCGATCTTTGGAGTCCCGACTGCGGTTCGCGCTATTGCGTTTGGACGTGTGGGTATCGCCGGTCAAATAATTTTTCGCGAGAACATTAAGAACACTGGCGACACCCCGGATGAGTTGCTAATCATACTGGCGCTTGCTGGATACCCGGCGACGTCGCTTGAAAAGTTCTGGTTGAATGGGGAGCTGATTTTCGACGGTGACTCGACAACTGGACCCGGCGCCATCACGACCGGGAAGTTTGCGAACGAATTGGTTGTGGACTTTCGTACTGGGGAGGAAATCTCGTCAGCCTTTCTAGGTATAGCGGCGCTGTCAACAAGTTGGAACGCGAAGACCCGTATACTACGTGGCATCCCATGTCTTGGCATTCGTTTCAAAATAAGTGAGAAAGCTGACAGCAAGTTCCAGCCACTGGCGCAAATCAAAGGCTCTAAGCTCTATGATCCGAGACTGGACTCGACAGTTCCTGGCGGGTCGGGGCTGCACCGTTTTGCTGATCCGACGACCTGGGCGTTCAGCGTAAACCCGAAGCTCGCTGAACTCCTGTACTTGCGCGGTGCAGACGTCAACGGTACGCGGATCTTTGGCATGAATAAGGCTGCTGCCGCGATCGATCTCGAGAACTTCGCCGC